GAAGTCCTGGTGGCCTGCGGCTGGATTTGCCAGCGTCTGGTTCCGCATTCCACTGGCTCGCAGCGTTCGCATGATCAGGCCATCGCGAGCGGCTGCGAACAGTTTATCATCGGCTGATTCTGCGACGCTCACACGTTCGGTCGACTGACCGGCAGGTTTATTGGCCATTCGTTCTAAGATCCTTGTTCTGGCGGTATTGAGGTCAACGCCGTCGTCACAGAGACTGTCGGCAACTGATCGCTCGATTTTGTGGACAGTGCAAAGAGCCTGAATTTCCTTGCGGCGTTTGGCATCAGTTCGCAACGCACGAACGATCGCTTCCTCAACTTTCTTCTTGTCTTCTTCCGGATCAGTCGCGCCGTCCATGTTTTCAACTTTCTTTTCTTCTGGGGGCTTGTCTTCTAGTGGCTTTTCGTCGTCCGTCATGCCGTCCATGTTTTTAACTGGCTCCGGAAGCTCAGCCGATGCGGATGTGCCGAGCTTGCCAACAATCCATGCGAGAATCTGGTTCGGGTCTGTCATGCCGTCTGGTAGCCCCATTGCTGCGAGCGATCCCAATAGTGCCTCGTCCATTCGTGTTACCTTTCTTTCGAGGTCTGTGTAGGACCTGCGGACAGTTGAGTGCTCGTCTGCACCAGTGGCGCAAATCGAAGCGTTGTGTGGCTGCCATCGCACATGGATGACTGCCGGACCATCGATCACCGCTCCGCGTTTTGTCGTGTAGCTTTGGCCATGCGGCACAAAGAGCGATTCCATCGGAACGGCGGTTATTGAAAAGTCTGTGATGTGCCCTTCGTCCATTCGCGTGCGGATGACTTGTGATTCTGCATCGCTGGCAAACGAGGGCACCCCGTGAAGCTCACCGTCGATGACTTGCATCTGGCGGATCGAACCGAAGATGTTTCGTACGCTTCTGTCATCGTGTGAATCGACAATCGGAATCTGCGATTGATTAGCGCGGAGAACGACGCCATCCATCAGCAAGACTTCGTTGATGACATAGCCGCGATCTTCGTCGTAGCGTCGGACCGGCGTTTCTGTCGCGATCACAACGTCAGAAATGCCTGACGAGATGCCGACCGATCGCATGACGACGGATGTTTTTTTCAGTGGTGGCAACTTGCCTTTCTTAGTTGGCATCAGCTAATCCCCAATTCTGATACAAATCCCTTTAGCTCCGACGCCGACATTCCTATTTCATTTTCCCACTTCTTTACATGAGCCGATGGAACACTTTTGCCTGGATTGCTTTTCATGAACGACTTCACGTTTTCGTTAAACGTGTCTCGTTTTTTTTGCACTTCTTCTTTGCTAATCACGCTTCCGTTATGCTCTGCAAATCCAGCTTTGTTTAGATCCTTTTCCATTTCTGCCGCCTGCTTATGCTGCGGCAATTCAATCCCGGAATCCTGTCCTTCAAACTCGGTGTCAATTTGTTTTTTTGCAGACGCCCGCAGTTCTTTGATTTTCTGAAGATGTTTTTTTGCGTCTTCCGCTGACGATACACTTGTCTTCGCCTCGGTTTTATTAGCAGCATTTGCTTTCGACGGCTGCAATGAGTTTCCGTTTGGGCTTGCTTTCAAACTTCCGTCGTCATCAATCCATAGTCGGTTGCCGTCGTCATTCGTGACCCACGCACGCTCAACGGTTTCGGTTTTAGGCTCTTCACTCAAATCAGTATCAACCGTCCCGTCCTGAGCGTCTTGAATCAGCATCGTTGCTGTTGCTTCTGTCAGCCCCAACGTCTGTAACATCACTCGCGTTTTTGTTTCGCTCGCAGTCTTGTTAATGAACTCTTGCAGGACGTCTTCTATGGCCTTCCGATTTCTACCCCACTGCAGCCGCGAAGTGTTTGCCATTTCGCCCGCTGGTTGATTCGCTGTAGTATCGCCGTTCGGGTTTGCGGACGCCGCCGCCATCTGCTGCGATTCAGCCTGTGCGTTCTGGACATTGGCCATGTCAGCAGTCACAAGACCCAATTGTCTCTTGAGCTTCTCTTCTTTGGCTCGCTGGTAAAACACGTTTTTCCAGTGCTTGCCACGCTGACCGAGTTCGTCTTGATACGTGCTCTGGAATGAGTTCAGTGCCGAATCTGAAGCAGATTGCTCGCTCTGCGGGTCTACCCATTCCCATGCGGGAGTTTGCCATTCCACCGCCGTCGCGGAACGACGGTCGGCAAGAATTTCGGACATCGACGGAAAGCCATCAGTGCCAGCCGTTGCGGCTTGATCACAGAATCGATCCCAGATCGGCTGACAGAGATGCTGCACGTCATATCGCTGCCACCTCCGGAACCTGCGTCGATCTTCCAGCATGCTTGTTCGGCTGCTGCTGTAACTTGTTCCACTGTAGTTTCTGCTGACGACTTCGTAGCTCAGGCCAGTGCCAACCGAGATACCACGCAACATCAGATTGATCCACGGCTCTGATGCCGAGTTCGGCCGGCCGGGATTGATCGACTCGACTGATTCCCCCGGCTGCAATCGTACAATCATCGCTGGTTCGAGATACTCAAACTGATTGCCGTTGACGTCGCTTGACTCGTCATCTGTCGACGGCATCAAGCCAGTTCCGGCGCGTCCATTGGTCGTGATTGCCACGCCAAAACATGACGCGACTGCAGACGCCTGAATCTCATTATCGACATAAACGCCGAGGTCACGAAGCCATCCAAGGACAGGGGCGAACCACGATACTCCGCGAGTCTGTCCGATTCGGTCGACTCGGTACAAATGCAGGATCTCAGACGCATCGATCCGGATTGGAAGGACTCGCGTTGCGTATGGCCCGTTTGGATGCTCCGGATAAATCCAGTACGCCAGCGGCTTTCCAAGGTCATCAAGTTCGACACCACGGATGACCTTGTTCCCGTCTTTACTGTGAATCTTGTAAGTGTCTTTGTCTGTCGCGAGTCGGTCGGCTTCGATCAGTTCGAGTGCGAGCGGCACGGGGCGATAGATGCCCCGGTACTTATTCGATGGCGTATTAACGAGGTGAATCAGCACTTCGCCCGCTTCGACCATTTCACGCTGCGCAAGCTGCTGGATTTCCGCGAAGTTCAGACGCCCGTTGACATCACAGACTTCACACCATTCCTGCCAGGCCTTATCGCGAACTTCGTTAAGGTCTTCGACGTCGGTGCCTTCTGGCGTTTCAATTTGTGACTGAGCAGTGATGCCCGTACCGATCACAGAGCTGACGATCGTGTCAACGACGCCCCAAGCATAAGCATTATCGCGGACCAATGATCGCGACCACGCACGCAAGGCGTCCGCACCAAACGGCCCCAGCAATTCGCTGTCTGCCGATTGATTCTTTGGCTTCTTATTGTTTGTCAGGCGGCTGGCTTCTGCCCCGGCGTACATTCGTTCAAGCGTCTTGCGTTGCTGTGTCCGTCGCACAGCAGCGGCAGGGCTGAACACGCCAACAAGTTTGTCGAGGGCTGTGCCAATCATTGCTTGGCCCTCTGCATCTTCGCAACGCGGAACATGCTGCCAGCGCCAGACTCGCGATCCGCTTGAATCTGCAGTAGGTTTCGCTGATTGAACAGTGCGTTGAGGTCCAACGCCGTGACTGTTCGCGAGCCGATCGAGTACGATGATGCTCCTCCGGTTAGGAGTGCTTCAATCGCCGCGTCGATCTGTGCAAGTAATGATGCCGCTGATGCCATGCCCTCAAGTGTGACGGGGTGGCGTGAGTTTCAGCAATAGGCTGTGTGCGTGGCGTTGCTACGGTGTGGCAACGAAAAAAGGCGACTGAGTTTCCTCAGTCGCCTTTACCTTGCCTTGCCAGGCCCTGCCACGCCGCGCCTAGCCCCGCCCTGCCTTGACGATTCGCAGTAACCGCCACCATTGCACCGAAGTGCCCTTGCCTTGCCCAGCCCTGCCCAGCCCCGCCCAGCCTTGCCATGCCCAGCCCCGCCCTAACTATCCAACAATCTGGAACCGGCCAAACTTTGGACGATAGTCGCAAAGTCCGACCTGTGATCCAGCATCTTCCACCGCCAACTGGATCTGCTCCGGGTTAACCAGATCCGCGTTGTAGCTGACTTCGAATTCTAACGCCCACGCCCGGAAGATCGGACGTGTCCGCATGATCCGTGACGTGCCAACCTTGACGCCTCGCACGTCTGCAAACTCCTCGTTCCTATCCCACAACTGATCCACCGTTAAATCTTCGCCGTAGTCGAGCGGGGAATTTTCCATGATCGCAATTGCCGATTTGAACTGCTTGCCGAGCTTGCTTTTCTTTGCACCCTCGATCAGACAACTTTCCA